CACATCTTTCCGTACATCCATAGAATTGTTGAACAAACAAGACCCACTTATTGTGTTTTCGAAAATGTTTATGGGCATGTCTCAATGGGACTTGACGAGGTACTCTTTGAAATGGAAAGGATCAACTACCATACGAGGCAATTTGTTGTTTCGGCTTCAAGTGTCGGAGCGAGACACAAAAGAGACAGACTCTGGATCATCTGTAAAAATGTGGGCGACACCGAATACAATGGATGCTCTACCTCCGAGATCGGAAGAGGGGACGAAGAAGTTGCAAGAGGGTCACAGAAAAGGTCGGAAGAGACCGAGCAATCTAAGGGAGCAAGTGGACAAGAAAACAATGGCTCTTTACGAAACGAACTATCCAACTCCAACAACGAAGGGATTCGGTCATGCCTCGGAGGGAATGACATTGATCTTCAGAAAGAAAGTGGAGAGAGGAGAGATGACGGAACAAGAGGCTCAAGCAATGATGAACGGAGTAACTCTGAGACCACCTCGAATGAAGGAATGGAAATATCCGACACCGAATGCAGGTTTAGTGAAACACAGTTACAACGGCAATCACGAATACTACAAGAAGAGATTGAGGGACGGCAGACAAGTGGACTTGGCTCACAAGATTTTCCAAGAGGAGGGAGACGGCAGACTCAATGCGAATTGGACGGAGTGGCTAATGGGTTATCCTATTGGATGGACGAACCTCGAGGAGTCCCAAGAGTCACAGTCGATCAAAAAAACAGACCCCAAAGATTGAGGATGTTGGGGAATGCAATAGTTCCTCAAATAGCAATGCAAATAGGTTTAGCTTTAAAGGAGGATATGAAAAATGATATATAATAGTCGTGGCTTTTTAGGTTTTAGTGTATATCACGAGACTGAAGATTGGGAAAAATCTATAACGGCAGATGCTATTAGATTATCCATTATAAAAAGATTAGCATCTATGGATGATGCAGAACTAATATCTGAGGTTCAGTTAGAAGATACAATCGAGGAGGAAGAGGAGGTGGAGTTGAAATGGACAAACCAATAGACATAAAAAGAAGAGGTTATTTAAACTTCTTCAAAGATGGAGTAAGAGATGCTTTGATAGAAGGTAATGCAGACGATTATAAAAAGTTTTCTGCTTACTATAAACAAGGTTATGAGTTTGGTTTGGAAATGTATGAGGATGTTAAGGAGAATGAAAATGGCGTTTAATGAAATGAATATAGAAGATATGTTGTGCGATATGTATGACATAAGGAGAATGGCTAAGTTTACAACTTTTGATCAATCTCCTAAAGATTCTAACGGATCTATTTTTACAATTAAAGATTGTATTGATAATGTTATTGAACAATTGGAAGATCATGCAGAGAGGAATAATATTGAAGTTACTTGACTTCCCAGGTTTAATAATGCTAAACAGAAATTGCACGGAGCAATATCAGGAATTGCTTATGTTTGGTCGGAGAGTTTTGTCCTCCCCTTATCCTCTCCGACCACCTTAAAATCACCTTCAATAAAAGCAGATGGATGTTGTTTTCTTATTTCAGAGAGTCTGGCTACTATTTCTTCACGAGATAATTGATCTAACTGATGAGTTGTTTCTCTTCGATCTATAGTTAAGCCTCCAAGTGCAGAGCGTATCTTCTCGGCATTAATCGCAGATGAGAATTGACCTTCTGCCTCAGCTCCTCGACTTAAATCATGTAGACGTTTGAGTTGACCCATAAGACTAACACCATATTTCTTTTCTCTAATCTCTCGGAGTTCTTTAAGATGTTCAGTTACCAACGGGAAGTCACGACCATTCAACAAAAGACTTGCAGTCTTATATGCTTGTCCTTCGGAATATCCTGCTCTTCTTGCACATTCGGCATTACTATAAATGCCTTCACACACAAGTTTGCAGAATTCTTTTTGTCTATTAGTAAGGAATTTTTCTTTAGCCATAAAAGTATAATAGGTTTTTTCTCATATTATTTCAATTCAAAACGAATAAAAATGTTTGCGGCTTCACTCGTAACCTATTCAAGTGTGACCAAGTGTGACCAAAAGTGTGACCAACTATTTAAAGCCTACAAACGATTACAGACGACTCGTCACAGTATAACACTCGTCACACCTATTTTGAAAAAAATAAAAATAAAACAAAAAATTATGAGAGAAACACTATATGAAATTAAACTGCTTGACTTTTATAAGATTATTTAGGACAATTAATAAAAAACTAGGAGCTTAAAATGGAAACTTTAGACAGAAGAGTAGACATGCCTATAGAAGAAGCAATTAACAGATTAGAAAGAGTAGTGTCTGATAATTGTGAAGATCTAAGAAGAGTAGACGGAGGTTATATCTATGCAGATGAACTTATGTCGGCCTGGAAAAAAGTTTTGAACGAAACAAGAATCTAAATGTTCAAAGCATTATTATTAGTTTGCTCCTTGGTTCATGGATCGGGAGACAAGAAGAGTTGTTTCGAGTTACATGATCTGGAGGCTCCGAACGGCTACAACACGATAGAAGAATGTATGGGGAGGATACATGAGATGGTTGATATGACACGAGTCATGGTTCCTTTTCCTCATCAAGTTAAATATAAATGTGAAAAAATTTTTGAAAGGACATAAGGGGACAAATGAATTGTGTAAAATGTAATAGTGCTACGTCTGTTGTGGATAGTAGACCTTTAAAATTCTGTAAGAAAATTCATAGAGAGGCATCTGCCATTAAAAGAAGACGTAAGTGTAGTTCTTGTGGACATAGATTTAATACAATAGAACAACTCTTAACAGAAAAAACTGTAGTAAAAACAGTTGTTGTAAAAGAAAAAGTAAAGGTAAAGGTAAGCAAACCTAAAGTAAAACCTCTTGATCCATTTGATGATCCAAGTTATTTGGAAACATTAAGTGATTACGAACTTGAAGAATTAATAGGAGGATAAGAATGAAATCAAGTACTAAAAAAATGTTAAAGAGTGCAAGTAAAAAAGATTATGTAATAGCAACAAATAATTATACGAAAGTTGATCCTCATTACATAGTGCTTTATACCAATGTAAGAAAAGTTGTTAGAGTAAATGCAGTTAATGAAGAAACGGCAATCGAGCGAGCATTGGCTAGGGAAATAGATAAGAACACATGGAAACACATGGGTTATGAGTATATAGATACTGATTATGATATTGTTGAGGAGAAAGATTATGAGGCTCATAAGTACATTAATAAAGAGGTTCGAGGATGAGGCAATTGAATTTGCATCTGCTGGTATGGAAGAAGAGGCACAAGACGCTAGACGATTAGCTTCTAAATATACTGAGATGAAATACAATGGTCACACACATTCACTAAGATCGGAGATAAATGAAAAATGGAAGAAGCAAACTACGAATGGACAAAAGAAGAAGTAAAAACACATTGTGCACCTCGTTGTCCAAGATGCCAAGGTACATTACAAACAATGGAAGTGCATGGACATGAGCAATGTGTTCTATGTCATGCCGTCATTGAGGACTGTTGCCAGGGTGCTCAATTAAAATGAGTGACAACATTCTTAAATTCCCATATAAAGTTAAGAGAACAGCAAAACCCGTGCCTTTGGTATGTGAGTTGGCTGCAAAACAATTCGATCAAGTTTTGATTGTAGGAACAAATGTAGAAGACGGATATGTTCAGATGATCACAACTATGAAAGACCCAGCCGAGGTGCTTTGGCACCTCGAGTCTGCAAAATTTGGTATAATGAATGGACTTGAAGAGGAGGAGAATGATGAGTAAGAAAAATGAAAAGAAAGACCTACACTCTAAAAATAGAGATAACGTCATCCCTTTTCCCAAATCATCCACACCTAGCCGTAGCAGTAGCGAAGAAGATGTGGGAAGTTGGGAGGGATACACAATCCATTTCGAACCAGATTGGGACGGATGGGGAGACGATTCAAAAGATAGCTAGGCTAGAAGGTTGGAAGAGAAGAGAAAGAAATGCTTTAGATGGATGGGGTGGATATTGGGGACCCTTCCTAACAACAGAAGAGCAAAGTGAATTACCCGAAACAGATTTTAGAGGGACGGATGATCCTGAAGCCGTCAAGCCAGAAGAAAGATATAGAGACAAATATAAAGAAAGACATTCTGCGAGTTCATCGCTAACACACATATAAGGGGACTATATGCAATTCAAGTACAAGACAAAGCCTTATGCTCATCAAGAGGATGCTTTGCAAAAAAGTCACGACAAGAAAAATTTCGCATACTTTATGGAGATGGGTTGTGGCAAATCAAAAGTTTTAATCGATAATATATATTGGCTTTGGCAACAGAAAGAAATTGATACTGCCATTGTTGTCGCCCCCAAGGGTGTGTATATGAATTGGAAGAACAATGAGATACCAATCCATTTACCCGATGATATAGATGCAGATATATATTTATGGAAAGCTAGTTCCACAAAAAACGAAAAGAAAAAATTAAGTGAAGGTGTAACCAAAAGAGATAAGTTTAGAATACTATTAATGAATGTAGAATCATTCGTTACAAAAAAAGCACCCGTGTTCCTTGAATCGTTTACCCACAGAAGTGAATTCTTACTCGCTATTGATGAGTCAACAACAATCAAAAATGTAAAAGCAAAACGTACAAAATCAATCATGAAGTTTGGAGAGACTGCCAAGTATAAAAGAATACTAACGGGTTCTCCGATAACACAATCGCCCTTAGACTTGTATTCACAATGTGCTTTTCTAAATAAAAGACTTCTTGGATACGATAGTTATTGGTCTTTCCAAGGAAGGTTCGCCATTATTAAACAACAAAGAATGGGCAGTATGAGTTTCAATCAAGTTGTTGGCTACAAAAATTTGGAAGAACTAACACAGAAACTAAAACTGTTTGCTCACAGAACAACGAAGAAAGAAGCTTTGGATCTACCCGATAAGATTTATACAACAAGGCAAGTAGAACTAACATCAACACAACAAGAACATTATGTAAGCATGAAGAAAACCTCGGTCGTGTTTCTGGAAGATGGAGAGATGGTTACTGCACCCGAAGTTATGACAAGACTTCTTAGACTACAACAACTGCTTTGTGGATATCTTGTGAGTGACGATGGAGAAACTGTTGAGATTGCCAATAACAGAATAAAAGTAATGATGGAAGTCATTGAAGAAATGGATGGCAAAATAATCATATGGTCTAGGTTTCGTCACGACATAAAGAAAATTAAAAATGAATTATGTAAAACCTATGGATCGGGTTCCGTGGTCACTTATTATGGGGACACTTCTCAAGAAGATAGAGACTCGGCAATACATAACTTTCAAACAAATCCAGAGACGAGGTTCTTTGTCAGTAATGCACAAACGGGTGGTCGAGGTATAACTTTAACGGCTGCATCGAATGTGATTTACTACTCCAATGACTTTAACCTGGAGTCAAGAAAACAATCAGAAGACAGATGTCATAGAATAGGTCAACATAAACCCGTGCTATATGTTGATTTAGTGTGCCCTAACACAGTTGATGTACACATAGTTAAGTCCTTGTTACAAAAGGATAAAATAGCAACCAAAACATTAGGAGAGGAAGTATTAGAATGGCTAAAAGTATAAGATCGGAGAAACTAACGGGAACGGCTGGCGAACTTTTTGCCGCTTTCGAATTAACAATGCTAGGAGTTCAATGTGACTTGGTCAAACAAGATGGGACAGATGTAGTTGCCATAAAAGGATTTGGTGTACCGATTGCTCAAAGAATAGAAGTAAAGACATCGACTCATACGAATGCGAACTACAAGAAGAACGGACAACAATATAGCTTTACAACAAGTAAAGGTAACAATCCAAAAAGACCATACACAAAAGAAGACTGTGACATATTAGCTTTGGTTTGTTTACCCGAAAGAAAAATACAATTTCTTCCCGTAGGTATGTGTCGTGGTGTAACTAAAAAAATACACATGTGTACATTCATTAATGATTCAGACATTACGGCAAGATCGTGGCAGTTTGCATTAGATAGAAGTATAGAAGAAACAAAACAATTCTTAGCTAGGATGGAGCCAAGTCATCCTTTAAAAGAAGTCATATAAAAATAAATAAGAAATTATTTGACATTATAGTAAATCTTAGGCATAACAAAATAAAGGGAGAATCAAATGGATTCAGAAAAATGGAAATCAGTAGCAGTACCAATTAAGACTTGGAATATGCTAAAAGAATTGTCGCAAGACAATGACCGATCAATAGGCGGTCAGATTTCTTTTCTCACTAAGCAAGAATACATGTGGAAAAAGAGTCAAACAAATTCTATTGACAAGCAACAAGCTAGGGGTTAAAACCTTAGTTCCAATACCGAAGGGTATAAACTTTAAACAAGAAGGAGAGAAAGATGAGTGATGTGTTTTCACTGTTTGAAGAAGAAGCTGCCAACCCTCAAGCATTTGATAAGGTTGGAGAAGATGGTACTAAAAGACTATCTTCACTTATAAGGCAAACTGTTGACTTAGATAAACAAGTCAAGGATGCCGAAAAATACTTGAAAGACTTGCAGTACAAAAAGCGAACTATTGATGAGGAGGACATACCTTCATTAATGGAAGAGCTTGGAGTACAAAGTCTGACAGTAGATGGGAACAAAGTCTCCGTAGAAAAATTTGTATCAGCAAGAATTCCTGAAGATAAGAAGGCAGAAGCATTTAACTTTCTGCGTTCTATTGGCGAGGCTGATATAATTAAGAACGAAGTCGTTGTTCAATTTG